AAAAGAATTGCTGGCATTCTTGGGGTGTCTGTAAATACAATCGCCTCTTATTGCAGGCGAAAAACAGCAGTGTGTCCTTGTTGTGGTGCTGCTTTAGTGATGACACCCAAGCATCGAAAAAAGAAGTTCTGTTCAGATGCGTGTCGCTTGAAATGGTGGTATGCCAATTCAGAAAAGCTGAATAAGAAAGCAAATTATGATTGTACCTGTCAATTTTGTGGGAAGGTGTTTGTAAGTTATGGCAACAAAAACAGAAAGTACTGCTCACGCAGCTGCTACGGCAAATCAAGAAGAAGTCTGGGACAAGATCATGCAGTACAAGGCAGCGGTGCAAATTTTGAAAACGCTTCTTGCTGAACGAAAAATAACAGAAGAAGATTATCAGCGTGTGAATGACATCTTAGCCAAGGAATGCGGCATAAACTCGTGCAGTATATTCCTTGACTCTCGTCCGATCATACGGTAATATGTCATCGGAAAGGGGGAGGTTATCACGGCACGAGTGATACAAAAAGTTGTATTTCCGCAGAAAAAGCAGTTTCCATTGAAACGAACGGCAGCCTATGCCAGAGTATCCAGCGGAAAGGATGCCATGCTCCATTCTCTATCATCACAGGTCAGCTACTACAATCAGCTGATTCAGAGCAATCCAGAATGGCTGTTCTGCGGTGTTTATGCAGACGAGGCATTGACCGGAACAAAAGGAAACCGGGCAGAGTTTCAAAAGTTGCTGAACCGATGCAGACAGGGAGAAATTGACTTGATTCTGACAAAGTCTATTTCTCGTTTTGCACGAAACACGGTTACCCTGCTGGAAACGGTACGGGAATTGAAATCGCTGGGCGTTGATGTCTATTTTGAGGAACAGCGGATTCATTCCATGAGTTCAGATGGCGAACTGCTGCTTTCCATTCTGGCATCCTATGCACAGGAGGAAAGTTATTCTGCCAGTGAAAATCGAAAATGGCAAATCCGAAAAGATTTCTTAATTGGAAAAATCGGTAGTATTACGATTTTGGGCTATCGCAGAAATGCAGAGGGAGTCTTGGAAATCGAACCGAATGAGGCAGAACTTGTTCGCATGATTTTCTCAGATTATATTTCCGGTATGGGACAACAGAGAATCGCAAATAAGATCAACGAGATGGGAATACCAACTCGGCAAGGAAACCTATGGACAAACCCAAGAATTCGTGAAATTCTGACAAATGAAAAATATATCGGAAATCTCATGCTCCAAAAGTACTATCGCAATAACCATATCGAAAAGAAAAAAACGAGAAATCAGGGAGAACTTCAAAAATATTATGTAGAGGAAGCCCACGAGCCAATTATTGACCTTGAAACGTTTGTCAAAGCACGGGCTATATTGGCTCAGCGACATGAGCAATACACCCATGATGGTGCTACAAACCGTTATCCGCTTAGCGGTCTTATTACCTGTGGATTATGCGGAAAGAACTATCAACGAAAACAACTCCCACAAGGAATCATCTGGATGTGTGCCACTTTTTTGAGGAGAGGAAAAAAGTACTGCCCCGGTTCAAAGCAAATTCCGGAATCAATCCTATATGCTCTAATCTGTGATGTACTTAAATTGGATGAATTTGATGCGGCTGTATTTCGGGATAATATTCACCATATTGTGATTCCGAAACCGTTTGAGGTACAGTTTTTCTTTCACGATGGAACATCTGATATACGGCATTGGAAATACCCATCAAGGGCAGAAAGTTGGACAGAGGAAATGAAACAAGCCGCACGAGAAAGGAATCAGAAATGGGTCGAAAAGTAACTGTAATACCGCCAACAATCAGTTTGCAAACGCACCTGCCGACAACACAGAAAGTAAAGCGAAAAGTTGCCGGATATGCACGTGTTTCTACAGATTTTGAGGAGCAGCTCACTTCCTATGAGGCACAGGTCGATTATTATACCAAGTATATTCAAGAGCGTGAGGACTGGGAGTTTGTCAAAGTCTATACCGATGAGGGCATCAGTGCAACCAGCACAGTGCATCGTGATGGATTCAATCAGATGGTAGCAGACGCTTTGGACGGCAAAATCGATTTGATTGTTACCAAGTCAGTCAGCCGATTTGCACGAAATACCGTAGATTCCTTGACTACGGTGCGAAAGCTGAAAGAAAAAGGCGTAGAGGTGTTTTTTGAAAAAGAGGACATTTACACGCTGGATTCCAAAGGTGAACTGCTGATCACCATTATGTCCAGTCTGGCACAGGAGGAGAGCCGCTCTATTTCGGAGAATGTAACTTGGGGGCAGAGAAAGCGTTTTGCCGATGGGAAAGTAAGTCTACCATACAAGCATTTTCTGGGGTATCGAAAAGGAGCAGACGGCTTGCCGGAAATTGTGCCGGAGGAGGCAGAAATCGTTCGCGGTATTTATCGCTGGTTTATGGAGGGCATGACGCCATATAAAATCGCTTGTATTTTGATTGAAAAAGGCATTCCGACACCATCTGGGAAAGAACAATGGCATCTCAGTACGGTGAAAAGCATTCTGACCAATGAAAAATACAAGGGTTCTGCTCTGCTGCAAAAGAAATTTACTGTGGATTTTCTTACGAAAAAGACCAAAGTGAATGAGGGTGAGGTGCCTCAATACTATGTAGAAGAGAGCCACCCTGCTATTATTCCACCAGAGGAATTTGAATTGGTGCAGGCGGAAATGGCAAGGAGAAAAGAACTGGGAAAACGCTATCACAGCGGCAGTATATTCACAGCCAAAATCGTCTGTGGCGAGTGTGGCGGTTTTTACGGTCCTAAGGTTTGGCACTCTAACAGCCGTTACAGACGTGTGATATGGCGATGCAACAAGAAATATACGAATGACTGTTATTGCAAAACACCGCATATTGATGAGGACACGATAAAGCAAGGCTTTTTGAAAGCCTATAATCAACTGCTTACTGATAAAGGGAGCGTTTTGAGTCTTTGCGAGATGTTGCTGCGTGCTTTTTCAGACTGTTCAGATTTGGATACGAAAATGAGTGTTCTGGATGATGAGGAAAAGCAGATCACAAAAAACATAAGAGAAATGGTTGTAATCAATAGTCGAACGGTTCAAAAGCAGCCAGAATATACGCTGGAGTACCAATCCTATGAGCGGGAGTATGAGGCGTTGAAAGCAAAATATCAGAAATTGCAGGCTGAAAAATTAGATCGCATAAATAAAACCACTGTGATCCAAGATTTCATGGAGCAGATAAAAAAGAGGAAAGAGCCGATTAAGGTTTTCAGTTCGGACGTGTGGCTTACTGCGATTGAAACAGTGACCATCGGTAAAAAGGGAGAATTGCAATTTCGGTTTAAAAACGGTACTGAAATAACAGTTTGATTCTGAATCGCAGCATTATCAGTTTTTCACATAAAACGAAAAGCAGATTTGTAACATTACACAAATCTGCTTTTTTGTCTTGACTTTGCGAGAAAAATAGTGTAATATAGATTACAAGCAAAACGAATGAATCCGGTGTTCCGGGTTTGTCAAAGGCAGTGGTTACCCACTGCACACCCTTTCGGTACTGTTTGCACACCCCCTGCAAAGGGAGTGCATGATTGTATCAAAGGTTAAGTGTTTTTCCACATAAAAACACGTAATCGGAAAGATTACGAAAACCACGTAATCACGTTATATAGCGTGGTTACGTGGTTTTTCTTTTACAAATTTTGCCTGATTTTTCGGGAGTTCAAAGCGGATTTGACCGTGACCTGGTTAAAGTGCGTAGCATTTTTGGGGTACCCCTCTCTTGCGAGAAAAATGGGAAAATGGGAAAAATGAGTGTGTTTTTCTGAGAAAACGGGCGTGTTGTACAAAATATAGAGAAAGAATTTGTGCAATATGATTTGCTTTCCGAAAAAGTCGGTACAAGAATAATCAGCTTAAATGCGGCGACAATCAAAAGACTTCATAAGCAAAAGTGACAGCAGACGTCTATGAGATCATTGGTAGGCATCTGCTGTTTTACGATTTATATTTCTAAAAAGACTTGAAAATATTAGTGAAATGTGTTAAAATAGAAATGGCTTACAAAAAAGTATAAC